TCATTCGTCTCATAATAGGGCCTTGAAAGTTATCTTCCGGATCTGTTTTACAGCCATAGAACTTCGTATTGTATAAGATTGAATTAAACTTCTTAAGATCGTAGTTAACCTCCTTCATAACATCAACTAGATATAAAAGCAATTTGTCATTACGGCTCTCTCTGAGCTCATCATACTCTGCTATATTGTTGAGAGTATCTATTAAAGCAAACCCGAATGCTTTATTCCAAAGTCTATTAACAATATTTGCAGTAAATGTAGGATGATCTTCACTTATCATCCATTGTGCAAAACTTGGCTGTAGTTTATTCCTCTTACGAGTCTCTTTAACCCTATCACCAACTGGAGTAACAGCCTTAATAACTTCACCTGGATCACCATCGTTGTATTTATAGTCATGTGGTAGAGATAGTACCTTCTTAAGATCACTATCTACATTATTGCGATAACCTCCTTGTTGCCAAAATTGACCAATCTCATTAAGAGCTCCTTTTGTTTCTTTTGCTTTATCTGTTGCTTCCGCTTCCTTACGAAGTCTTTGATATTCTTTACGCATACCTTTATCACTTCTTGTATTAACAGTAGTGAAAAAAGCACTCATTTCATAATACTCCATCTGCGACCAATCATCAAATGGATGATCGTGGCATTGTGCACAAGAGACATCCATACCAGCAAATCCTTGAAAGGTATTAGATACATTATCAAGTAACATACCTTCATCTCTCAAAAAGTATCCAACTGCAGGATTGGTATATATAGTACCTTGTGCAGTTAAGATGTCTTTAACTAATTTATTATAAGGTTTATTCTGCTTTATTTGATCCCTAACCCATGTAATATATGTTTCGCCAGATACATTACCATTAAGCTTCTTTTTTAATCTCAACGTATCAGCGTAAAAATTAAACATAGTTTCATTATAACCTTGTGAATTAATAAGATATTTAACTAATTCTTCCCTATCATTATATTTCTTAAATCCAATACTCTCTTCATATGTTGGTATTCTTCCAACAATATCAAGGAAAGCTCTTCTAACAAAAACATCATCAGATGATTTTTTAGGCATTGATAATTTTTTATACTTTAAATCTTTAGAAATAATTTCATCGATTTTTAAACTATGATTTATTTCAGCAGAAAATATGCTTACTGTAAGAGCTAAATATAGAGAAATAAATTTAACCATATGTATATTTATACACAAACTATATAATATCCTCTAGTTCTGTAGCATATTTCAATCGCTTTTTAGTATGTGGTGTTCCAGCCTTTTCATACCTTTTCAAGAAAATCATAGTAGCATCTTCAACATTATCTGTTTGATTTAACATCTGCTTTACCTTTTTGTATTCTGGATGTTTTTCCATTTCATATAAAATGAAATCTATTTGTGTGTCTAGATTATTCCAATCTGTACCTTTTTTCTTGGCGAATTTTGTTAAGTTAATTGGATCTGTATCATACCTACCACCTTTCTCCCATTGGGCTAACCCTCGTCCTGGCCCTCCGCCTTGTTGTTTAATAGCTGGATCTAAATTAGACTCTGCTTTCAAATTTGCTACAACCCCGATAGCAGCAGTTTTAGTTAACCCTCCATCTGTCAATCGATTAAGAATATATTCTATGGAGCCGGTAACTGGCTTAATATCAGGCTCCGAATTAATTTCTATAGGTGGCTTTTCAATTTTAAGCTGCTGTAATATCTCTGATGCAACTTTATCAAATCTAGGTGAAGCTATTAATTCATCAGCCTTTTCGACAGCATCTATTTTTTGCTCTATTGGCTCTGGCCTCTCCTTAAGAGCCTTAAGAATGTAATCAGTTTCATAAGCAGTAGCCCCTAAAGATAATAACCCCATAAGTATCTCTTTATAACCTTCATCAAACTGTTCCGTCATAGGTCACTTGTTATCTTTAGGTCTGCCGGCTGCTATCCAACATGCTTTACATCTGTATAGTCGAAATTCAGATGCTTTTTGTGAACTATGGCAAATAGGACACCACTTAGTAGTCGATTCTTTTTTAGGCATTATTATATATCATTCAGACAAGTAAAGATCGGCTACATAACTTTCTTTCTCTAGAGTAATTTCTGTTTCAGAAAGCTTACCATCACCCCTATCCGTCTTATTAGATAAATTCTCTTCGTCTTGCTCAACCTCCTTAGGGGTTATATTAACATCATCTTTACGTTTTTGAACGTCTGGTATAGATGGTAAGTTAACACCGAAATCGATAGGTTCTCCAAGATGACAAGGAACATCAACTGTTCCAACATACCGACCTCCACCATGATCAACAGATAATGTTAATTTATCACCTCCAGGACTAATACCTCGTACTCGAAGATGTAGACCTGTATCAATAAAATCGTCAATAATTTCTTTTACGTTAGTTGGAAGTCCTCCGTAAATTTCATCACTTTTAAAATTATCATTGAATTTAAAAACGTCATTCTGCTGAAATCCCCCTTGGATCCCACGAGCAGGGTATTTTGCCATGTAATACTCAAATAGATGGAGAAATTTTTTGTCTTTAGCCATACTATTATTTAGTCCTTTAGATAAATAATTATACAAATTTATGGCGGTAAGATTAGATAATTTAGAACGATCATCTTTAGAACAACAATCTTTAAAGAATGGCTACTTATATAAAGATATAAAGTTGGATTTAGAACTCTCTCGATTCACTAGGCCTGAGTTATACTCTACTTCAGGTCCGAAAGATCTTGCAGAATTACAAGATGGTCAAGCTGTTATTAATTCTATTAAAAATATATTAACTACAACCCCAGGGCAAAAACTACTTAATCCTTTACTCGGTTTAGATTTTAGAAGTTATCTTTTTGAATCTATAAATACTACAACTTCATACTTCTTAGGCCAGTTTATTTATTTAAATCTCGGTGTACAGGAGCCTCGCATGACTCTTAATGAAGTTCGGATTACCGGCGACCCGGACAATAATCAATATGATATTGCAATAGGGTTTAGCATTCCAAAACTTGATATTAATGATCTTTTTATAAATGCTACTCTCAATAAAGATGGCTACGTTATTGTATAATAAAGCCGCTTGATTAAATATATACAATGAGCCTTCAAGATTTTACAGACTACAGCCTTCCAAAGAATGCTTATCTCACGTTTGACGCTAACTCCTTAAAAGGATTAATTATTGACAGGCTCAATGAAAACGAATCCTTTACAGATCAAAACTTTGAAGGATCAAATTTTAGTGCATTTATTGATGTGGTTGCGTATATGTATCATGTGCTACTGTTCCAGCTAAATACAACTTCTAATGAATCAACCTTTAATACAGCAACTATTTATGAAAATATGAATAAGTTGGTATCCAATATAGGATACAATCCTTTAGGTGATCAAACATCTCTTGTTAATATATCTCTTTCTGCTGTAAATTTAACTTCAAACGTATATACAATTCCTAGATTTAGCTCTGTGGCCGCTAACGGTAGTACCTATGTAGCTATAGACGATATTACGTTTGAAAAAAATATTGATAATACTCTAGAGGTTGTACCTACTTCTAATAGTACTCTTTATCAAGGGGCTGTAGCTGAAACTACATTTAATGCTACTGGTGAGCCTTATGAAAATATTATCCTAGTTGATACGTTTACATCTAAGCAATTTAAACAAAGTGTATCTAATGTCCGTGATACTAAATTCGTTAGTGATAATACTTTTAATATATTTGTACAAAATAATGTAACAGGAATTTGGTCAGAGTATACTGAAACCTCCTCATTATTTTTAGAAGAGCCTGATGCTAAAAAATATGAAAAAAGACTCAATGGTAGTGGTAATTACGAATTTAAATTTGGTAATAATTTAAATGGTAAACAATTAGAATCTAATGATACCGTAATAATTTATTATGTTACTTCTGATAACGAAGCTGGTTTAATAAATCCTAATGCATTTACAGATACTTCATTTAATTTATATGGATCTCCAAACTTCGATGCTATTAAAAATATTATATATTCTACTGATCAAACATTAGTATTACCTTCTCAACTTAGTGATATTCTTATAAATAATCCATTTGCTTCGTCACCAACCAAGGTAGCTGAAACTGTTACGGAAATAAGACGTAATGCACCAAAAGTTTTTGCTTCTCAAAATCGTTTAGTTACAAAAGATGATTATGAATATCAAATTAATAGAAACTTTAATAACATAACTCGTGATGTAAAGATTCTGTCTAATCAAGACTATACATCAAAAGTATTATCATACTATAATGATATTGGGTTGACAAATGGTAATGATGATGCTCGTGTTTTATATTCACAAGTATTATTTTCTTCATCAACTTCATTTAATAATGTATATGTATATGTAGTGCCTAATAGTAACCCTATATTAAATGGACTAACGCCGAACTATTTGAATCCAGCGCAAAAGCAGCTCATTACTGAATTTTGTAATAGGAAAAAGGACATAACACAAAATGTAGTTATTTCTGATGCAATCTTTAAGGCATTTGCTTTTGGTGCTCCAAATCTTAATGATGATTCGGTTGATGATACTGTTAATAACTCTTCCTTACGAGTAACTTTAGATAAAAATCAAGCCATTAACGATGGTGCAATTAGATCTTCAATTTTTAATATTATTAACAATTATTTTAACACCATACAATTAGGTAACATTGTATCTGTTGCTAATCTTACAACAGATATTCTCAATATACCTGGAGTTACAGCGATTGATACTGTTAATGGTGATAATGTAGTTCCTAATTTAAACTTTGTTATCTGGAATCCTGATTATAAAGAAAAGGATAACGTTTTACAATCATTAAATTATCAATTAGAAGATTTTCAATTTGCATATTTCTACAATCCTCAAAATATCACGAATAAGATTGCTATAAGACGATTGTAAGATTAAATATGTTATATGTCGCTAAGTTCTCTACAACTCGATTCCTCTGGTGAATTCGATTTGCTATATAATTTTTTCCACGTACGTGATTATAAGAACGTGGAGACATACGAGAGCTTTGCATTACCATTTACACCTCTCTCATTTATACCGAATTTAACTGATGGTATAGAAGACTTTGTATCTAATAAAAGATTGGTGTGGGATTTTGGTGACGGTACAACCGTAGAGAGTATTACTGCTTCTCACTCTTATGATAAACCTGGCCGATATAAAGTTATATGTTATTTATATGATAAAAATGGTACTGGTTATTTAGATACATTTTCATCAAAAGTAAATATTAAAGACTATATTGAAGACAAATTAACAATTAGTGTTAATTCTATATTATCGGCTAATACTGGACAATTACAATCTCCTATTACTATTAACAGATATAATTCTTATAGATCCGTTAAAAATAATTTACCATCCATAGTAGCATACTCTTCTGCAGGGGATGATAATGATTACTTTCGAAATAGTTATAGTGATGAAACATATGGTCATCTTAAACCGTTTTCATCATTTGTACAAACATTGACTACATCCGGGGTTATTGAAAATGTAGATGTTAATAATATTACTACTAATAATACACCTATTTACATTAAATTAAGTAGTACGGAAATTGTAACTGTTGATAAGACAGATCCAGAAGCTTTTTACGCTGGATTAACCGGTACAGCTGATGTATCTTTCAAAAGCGATTTCCCTGGTATATACAACCTTACTTTTGGTTATAAGCAAGGTGACATTTTCAAATATGCTAATACAACAAATTACGGGGTATCTGCTACAATTAAATCAAATAATACATATAATAGATTATCATTTACATCTAATGGCATAGATGGTGAGGGTGTAGGTAATACCCTTTCAACTTTTAATATTAGTACAACTAAGTTTGCAACCACCAAAATTGCTTTCGTTACTAAAGTTAAGGATACAAATAATTTTACTCAAAAAAATATGCCATTGTTAAGTGCTATTGGTGGTCCAAATTTAAATCTCGTCTTAACCAACGGTACAACTAATTATAATGTTGAATTTGTCTCAAATTTCCAAACTTTATCTACATTAAATACCGGTGGCTTCTTCAAAGGTTATTTTGTAAGTAATAATTCTACAACATTAGACGATGTCTATCTTTCTGGTCATACTACTTATCTAGGTAATGTAATATCCGGGGTGAGTACTACTTTTACAGTATATCCAAGTAGTTTCTATACTATTGCAAAACAAGGGGAAAATATTGACTTTAAGAAAACCTTTAAAGACATTGCAATCCAGCCACTTTTTACAGATTCTAAAATTTTAATGAGTGATTTCTTAGGATCTATTTTTGGGGATTTAAGTTCAACGCAAGATGCAATTGGTAAGGCGACCTATGAAAAGATTCAAAATTTCTTTGATAACAACTCTTCAATCGATGAAAGTAATGTTGATGAATTGGATGGTATTTTGCAAATGCTTGATTTGCCTGAATTAACTAAATATTCTTTCCCAGCTAAACTAAATAGACTTATTGACTTACTGTCTATTAGTAAATCTCAACTATTTGGTCAACGTAATAAAAATCAGACACATTATCAATCATACGGTTATAGTGATAGTGAATTTTATGGTTATAATTTAGGTAACCGATTAACACCAGGTAGTACTATTATTGCTGGACAATCAATAGTAGCATCAGAAAAGTTTAGTGGTAAATTTATTACTCTAAATACCACTTTACCATTAAATGCTAGGACTACTCCTACAATTGCTACTACAACTGGATTTGTGTATGGTACTTCTACAGGTCAGTTAGTATCAGCGACATCTGATCAGCTTAACAATGGCACATTTATTACTATAGAGCAATTTAGTCAATGTGGAATTGCAGCGGAAAATGATGTTGAGATGTTTACTCAACCTCTTTCCACTAGCTCAACATTTTATAGATTGAGCGATTACAATTCAAGCTGGGGATGGCCGCTTGTATTAGGTGGTGGTCGCGACCTTTTTGATATTTATAATTTTTATTATCAAAAAGACGTAACTACAGATATTGAAAACTCTATAATTGATTTCACTGATCCTAATAATACTATTTCCTACACTTTAACTTCTTATAATGATTGGTCAAAAAATAACGGTACAATGTCAAATATTTTCTCACAATCCTTGTATGAAGGTCTTAAACTTTTTGAAGATTAATAATTATGCCTGACCAATCTATAAGAACAGTTCTAGTTAAGTATTCTATCACTAACCCTGATATAACAGATGGGGTATATAGAGATACTATTGCCCCGTTTTCCTTTCTAGATTTTATTAATAATACACAGTCCGACTACTCACCAGACGAGTATAGTTCGTTCTATAGTGCTTATCTTCAAAGCTGGTATTCACAACAAGGTACTTCAGAAGAGGAGCAAAAAACCCAGTTTAAAGATTATTATAGACAGTTTATTAAAGAAATTGTTGTTAACTATACAACAGAGACAGAAAAACGTTTCTTAGAAAAGATTAATTTTAACGACCCAGTTGATTTAGATGTAGCCATACCATTTTTCGCTAACCGTCTTAAAGATATTGCATTATTTTATAAGAAAAAGCGAGATGAAAGTAAGTATGTAATAGATAGAAATAAAACTAAAGGTAGTATTACAGGGTTAGAGAAGGCAATTTTTGATAACATTTATAATTTTATTTTTAATACAGAAGACTCACTCAACCCTCAAACTGAATCTGTATTTGCTGCAGTAGAAAATCTAGGTGTAGAGGTTGAGGAGTTTATTGATGTATATGGGGATTATTTTGATCTACCAGATACTGGGAATGGTAATAATATTAACGAAATTGAAGCAAAGTATTACTTGGATCCAGCAGGTATAAATGCTATTTCCACTGGTGATAATTTCTTAACTAATCTACGCACCTTTAAAATTAATCCACCTACTTTAACGCCGGCGGAGTTTGATGCTATCTGTAACCCGGATAACGAGCTAGTTCAACTGTATAATGAATATAAAACAGGTGGTTTATCAATTGCTCAATTCTATTCTTTAAAACGAGCGTTAATTTCTAAATACATTGGTACTGACATATACTATATCGACACAACTACCACACCAGCAACATCCGGGCTGCTGGTGAGAGCAGATAATCCTGCGGCCAACGCTCTTAATTTGCAAGGTATTGATACTGCAACCGTGGAAAGTAATCAAACGAAACTCTTAAGAGATGTCGGTCTTAATTTTAGAGAAGATGATATTGGCCTCTTCAAACTACAATCTGAAACATTTTTATATGAGATTGATACTACTATATTAGATACTGATAGTGTGTATATTTTTCCTGATCCGGAACGATACGGTAATGTTTCAATTAACCCACAGCCAGTATACCCAATATATTATAAATTTGATTATAGATTTAATACAAGAAACGTGTCTAGTGGGCTTGCAGCCGGGGACCCTAAAATTACAAATAAAGCTACAACTTTCGAATCATATACTACAAGAGAGCGTAACGATTCACAGTTAAAGGAGCGTAACGAGCTTAGTTATAAGTTAAATTTTACCGATCTATATAATCAAGGAATAATTAATAAATATCAAACAGACATTTATGGCAATGAATATGCTTTGTTTAAAAATGAACCTTTAAAACCTATAGATGTTAGTGCATCTACTCAGGTTAAAAATTTACTTTTAAATGGTCATTTGTTTTTTGATATAGACAGCGGCTATAATTTTAATTACTCTTTAACTGGTGTTTCTGGTACAACTGTTAGGTCCGGACTTAGCACATACACAAATAGTCTTACTGCTTTAAATACACCGTTAACTCTATATATGAGGGAATTCTATCCTTATCAAGAGTTTATTCAAGATACACGAAATATTATACCGTATTGGCGAGATGGTGGCGCGTTTACATTTTTAGATGGCTCCGAGCTTCCAAACCCTCTTACAGGATTAGGGCCAGGTTATCCTGCGTCTACTAATTATTACTATACAGTTCTTGCTGAAGGTACATTTCCCACTCCAGTGGATCTGCAAACTAATCAAACACCACTATCTGATATTACTACGGAAGCAGCCTTTAATATTATTACAGAAAACTCCGAACTTACGTTTGATGTAGATGTAAGATATTATCTTTCTGCCGGGGGTCAATATAAACGGTATGAAGGAGGATTTTTTACTGATGAGGTGACTCTACCTAATGACTTTATTTATTCTGACAATTATCGGTATATTAATAGTACTGATTCAAGAGGATCAACTATTGTTTCTAATCTTACTTCATCAAGTACCTCACTTACTAAGGAGGAACAAAAATCTCTAGAAGGAATATTATATGTTAAAAACGGTAATTACTCGACATCAGAGCCGTTATCATCAGCACTAGCCAATATTATTACAAAGTATTCTACTGCAGTTCAAAATCAACTAAGTCAAGATCTTATAGATTTTGATATTATTCAAAATACTATTTTCTTAGAAACTAAATCCAGTCTTGTTATTGATAAAATCAGCTATAAAGATGGTAAGTTTAATGTACCATCAACTATTAATACATTATATACTGTTAATAGTGCTAATATGGTGGAAGTCTTTACTAATAGGTTTTATGTAGAAGATACAACTAAGGTATATTTTGCGCGTTTTAGAGACGACCTAAATGATACATGCGGACCTATAGCAGATAATTATAAAGCTGTTTATCCGGAAATCTATGAGTATGATATACAACAACATACTTCTACTAAAATCTACCCTGAAGGAGTTACAGATGTATCACTTAGTGCATTTGAGTTAAATATTCCATCCTTATCGGCTAGAAATTATACTCCCGATTCAGTTCATACACCAACCATCGTATATAATAGTTTAAATGATTTATTTAAGTTAACGTATATTATATATGATAAAAACGATTTTTCTCATATTGTTGATGTATCTTTTAAAATGACAGATAATAAACTTACTGTTGTAGATTCAAATAGATATGAATCATTAAATAATATTGCAAGAACATCAACATTTGGAGATACAACTAACTTTAACTCAATTTCCGCGAGTCATGGCTCTTTTACAAGAGATTCTAAAAACTTTACCTTTAATGTATAATGAGTACAATTTTTATTAACCTTTCATCAGTCACCCAAAACATAAATGTAATTGGGGAAGAGATATTGTTTAAAGGAGCACCTACAATAAATTTTGTACTAACAGGAATTTCTGAAACCTCTAGTTCAGCACTTACACTAGATATTAATTGGGGTGATTCGAGTAATATCCAATATGCACAGAAGGATATTGTTTTTAACTATAAAACTAACTCTATTTTTGATGAAGTTTTATATGGAAAAGTTGGAGGGACCATTTTAAATCAATATGAACATACTTATGCCCCAGTAGTAAGTTCGTTCTTTACTAATTTAACTGCTCAGTTTTTAATACATTACAATAACGGTTTTTACGCTAATATCAATCAACCTATTAAATTGATTCGTGAGAGTTATTACGATAATATACAAAAGGTTGGAATAACATCAACCCAGATGGTAGGTATTTCGGCTAGTAATACAATAGCAAACTTACAATCTAAATTTAACAACGCTACTTATATCACTTTCCTGAATAATTGATTGCGTCTCGCGTTTGTACCATTAAATATGTATGTAAATGGCGACAACCAATACATACTCTGTTAGCTCTGTTTCTTTCCCAACAGCGGAATATAATGATAGATTCATATCATTTGAGCAAACCAAATCAACATTAGAACAAGGGTTGAATGTTAATCTTATTGCTGCTCTTTCAGGTGCTCGTGATAGCAGGATTAATAATTACTCATCATTCTACTTAACTGGAAAAAATAAACTATCTAACTTTATATCTGTATCTTCACCCTCACAAGATACAGCTGTGTCCCTAGTAACAAATATTGGATTCGAAAGACCTAATAATCAACCATCAAAATATTTTTATATCTTTAAAAGCAACGAAGATGTAACAGCTGATCAAAAAGCTCTAGGCATACAACCACTTAACAAAACAGGATTATTTCAAAATAATTACTCTTTTGAAATCGAAGCGTTAAATAATAATTTATGCCGGATTAAGCATAACGATGGGTTATTTGATTTCTATCTAAATTACAACAATGCCGCTGGTGTAGATAAGTTTGTATTCTATCGAAACACAGATGATTACAAAGGTATTATTCGTGAGCAAAGTGATGTATTTAGATATGTTTTAGACGATGATGGATATTTGCAGCTATTTAAATTTGACAATAATGTACTTAATATAGTTACGTTAAGTGGAGATCAACTAACTCTCACACCGTTGTTATCTGGAAGTCTTAACCGTGGTATTAATAACTTAATGCATGTTGATTATTCATTAGATCAAAACAATCAATATGTTAATAACAGTTTTGCTAAATATAATGTAAGGGAAACATCTAATCTAATCCTTGATACATCAAATAGTAATTTAAATGGAAACGGGCAATATATGCTTACAACAGCATATAATACTATCTCTGCAGATAATTTTCAATTAAATTACCTAACTCTAGATACAAATAGGTCGGAATTTAACTTTATTAAACGTGGGTCTAATATGATAGACAGTCCTATTGGTCTAGGTCGCGATCCACGTGAATATTATAATTTAAATTCAGGTAACAATCAAGAAAAGGGGTTGGATAAGATTAACCTTAACTATAGCTTTTATGATAAGGATATTTTTATTGAAAATGGTTCTGATACATTTTTTGTGGCACCTTCATCAATATATCCATATGAAAAGCTTAATATAAATGATTCACAATTCGTTTATAATGGTGCTTTCGCTGGGCCTACACCTATTTTAGCTGATAAAATTTTTATTAAGAGACAAAACACAACTCAGTATGATAATGGTCGATATTTGTGCACATGGTTATCTGGTGGAAATTTAGGAGAGCAAGGATTATGGGTCGATAGGTACTATTATCCTGATAAAATTTCTAAAAGAGCGGCACTTTCATCAACCCCAGTTTATGCACCATCTTTTTTGGATAGTGTTGACACTATTAATATTAATGTATCTGATGCGATTATTAATAAAGAGAAATTCTTTGATAAAATAAGCGATGCGGCTATCGAACCGAATATAGCTATTAAATATCAAAGAATTGGTAATGCCGATATTAAAGAAATTGTGGATAGCTCCGCTCCTCTAGTTTCTGCATTTGATATGTTAAATACTTCAAAAATCGTTAGAGGTGAAACAGAAAATTTTTGTACTGATGTTGATACCCGAGAATTAACGTTTAATGGTAGTAACTATACCGTTTTTAACGTTTCTAACGATATAGATAAAACCAAAAACTTTACGTTAAATTTTGATATGTATTTAGATCCGGCTAATCAATACGGATTTGAATTGTTGGGTAATAATACAAATAGAGGGTTTGGTATTTTCCAAGATCAAACGGTTACTCCGTTTATTCATGTAGTCAGTGATCATACTTTATACATATTTAACACAGACTTTGAATTAAGGAATAAAATAGAGTTTAAAACAAAAATTAAACAAGTATTCAAGAGAAGTGCGTTAGATGATTATATTGTTACTACTTCTGGTAATCTATTCTATAAAGTTAATACACAAGGTAATAAGATTAAATTAGATTGTGGTAGTGATATTTTAGAGTATATAGGTTATTATCAAATGCATAATAATATTGATTTTATTTCCGGAGATCAAAACGTTCGTCGAATTAACACTAACACATTTTCTGTTTCTACACTATCCGCAGCAGAATTTGATGTATATAAAAACGAGTTTTGCCTGTATGATAATGTTATAGAGTATAACGATGCTGTATATAAGTTACCAGGTACTAATACCAATTGGGAAAATGATTCCACTGTGTTTTACCAAGTTAGTGATTTTATCGTTAAACATGACTTGGATGGAGCTCCTGAAGCTTTTCTCAAAACTGATATTAAAGATTTCTTAGTTGCACAGGATAAAATATACATACTCAAACCTACAGAATATTTTTGCTTTAATACCAGTGGTATTTTTGAATTATCAGGATCTATTAGTAATATTAATATACCTAACCCAGTAACTGAAACAACTGTAGCCCTTTCTGGTGGAACGTTTATTTCAATAGATTGGGTTAATGAATACCGAAATGGTATAAATTTCCAATATCCTATATTATTAGCTGAAGGTAATGATGATAAGCTTTACCTTTCCAAAGGTACTATGCCGTCATTGACAGCTGCTGCTTTATCAGGGGTTTCTTTCGGTCATAATACTCCTGCTACTAAATTAACCAATTATAATGTTATTAACCATTTATATGATTCTTCATCTATAGATTTTAAATTAACATTAACAAATTATCTAGATACAGAAGATATTCTTAACAAAACAATTTCTTTTGATCCTACAAATTTTGAACCAGGGTTTTACAATTTTACTTATAGATTAGATACCTTACAAGGTAACTCAACTTTATATATAAATGCTGAACTATATGAAAATCAAACATTTTCGCCAGGTAAGTATATGATTCAAGATATATTTAGTGATAAGTTTTTTATTGGCTCAACAGGATTCCAAAGTAACATGGATCTGTCCACTTACCTTAAGCAACCTGGATATTATTATACAAAGGATCTTACTATAAGAAATCCTTTTGTATACGATAGAGCTATTGATACGGAATTAGTGTATGCTTTATATTTGGTGCAACAAAAACTGGATGATATAGTTCTATCGCTACCAGCTGGTCAGCGTACATCTAAAACAGAAATACAACAGTTCTTTAAGTTTAATAGAAATAATTCTTCAAACCATATTGATATCGTTGTAAGGAATCTCAACATTACTGATGTCACTATACGAGAGCAAATTAAAGCATCTATTTTAGCAGAGGCTAAAGACTTTACACCAGTTGGTGTAATAATTAACGATGTAGTATTTAAAGATTATTAAAAGATGATTATTGATTATTCCTCATATAAAAAAGTTTATACCTCCGGTGATTTATTTACTCTTACCGGGTCAGATTTTTATGGTTTTGTTGAAACTAAAGATGGTGTTGCCAAAGAAGTAACTACTGGTAAAGCTCTTACATCTAAAACTACTTTTGCCACTGATTTATTTTTCACAAATAATTTTACTGATCGAGTTATTAGTGATACTAATATTACGCTACCAAACTCCGTCGATAATTGTACATTCAGTCTTAATGATAATTTTAATTACGATTTATTCAAACTTAAATTAGATACTTTACGAGAAAATAATACATTTGTGTATTCTAGACTTTTTATAGCATCTAATAAGTTACCATATACTGAATCTATACGATACGCCTCTCTCTCCTCTAATACATTGACGGCGTTTCAAATTAATACATCAAATACTGAAAATCCTCAATTTGTTGAAAATGTACGGTTCGAAAATAACCACTTTTTAAGTGCCTTTGGTTATGTTGTAGATGCAACAGTCCAAGCTAATTTAGATTTTGAAGATCACTTTGCATTATTTGCCTGCACGTCATCTGATCTTATTTGCTTAACTGGTTCTAATACAGATTTAACTGTTATAGAAGACACTACAGGATATGAAACTACCGAAGAAAATAATTTAACATTTAACGAGTTAGGTGGAATTGCTTCTACTAAGAAATATTTATATCTTGCCGATACTGGTAATAATGTTGTATTACGGTATGATATTGCTGGTTATGTTAATAATGATAGTTCCCTTAGAAATAAACGTAACTATATTGAACTAGTAGGTGGATATGGTGATTCTACTCGGCAAACTAAATTTGCGAGGCCTACTAAATTAGCTGTAAGTGATAATACGGTTGCGGTTTTTGATTCTGGAAACAAAGTAGTTAAAATTTTTGACGAAGAGTTTAACTATATAACTCGTATTACATCCATCAATTTTAACACGGAAACGTTAGGCGCGATGGGATTTGATCCAGATTTCAATTCGCTATATATTTTAACCTACAAAGATGTTGTTGTTAATAATATTACATCTCGAGTGCCGTATTTGTATCGGTATAGTGGTGAAAATTTTAGATTTAAAGAAGAGATAATTTTAGATGATAGACTTGCACAAACAGAAGAAATAATTGATATTTCTTTCTCTGGTACAGACAGTAATTACTGGTATTTTGCTACTAACAAAACTGTATATAAAAAGTTTAAAACCCGACCTACAAAAATTGTTGGTACATATAGAACAGAACGGCTTTATCTTTTAGATTTTACAGACGAAACTATAGAAGTATCTAATAATCCAGTAACTATAAATAATCGATGGAATTTTAACGATATTAATTTTTCCCAAGCAGAGTTTATTTGGAATCTAGGTACACAAGTCGGTCAAGCAGTTGAGACTGAGCAAGTAAGTGGTCTCCTTGATTCACGAATTAATAGTTTCTCTATTTTTCAATCTACTAGTAGTTATGATAGGACAATTATGCTAACTAATGGTAGATTATACTTTTTCGATGAACCTATTATGAGTTCTTATCAGCGTGTGATAAAAGATACTAATTACGCTAATTATGGTAGTCAAGGCTTTTCGTTAAATAGTGATAGCTTTATACAGCAATCTATTGTTAATACAGAATTATTTAAACTAGTTGATGATGTACTTCTTCTTAAAAATAATATTATAGGTAGATTTACTGGTTCCTTTAATAATGATATATTAGAGCTTGATAACTATAACTATAATGTCGATTTTAGTAAATTTATAACTAATGAAATTGAAAATTTTTACATTCATGGTAATGAAGAAAATCTTAATGGAGTTTTAAATAGATGTTTTAAACTAATACATGAGGTACAAGAGAAGTTAGTAAATTTTGTTGAGCCTGATATAAGTCCTAATGTACAACCATCATATACTATAGGCAGTATTATAGAAATTTGATTGCTTAATACTGCCACTACCATAAATATATGTATGGCAAGTGAATCATTAACAAACACCAACATTTCCGAAACATATGTCGGTGTGCTTCATGCTAAAGGTGAGGCTTTACCAGCGTCTGGGCAGGCAGATATCTATGACGGATTTGGTTATAAAAGTGCTCTTAGTTTAGGAAGAGCAGGTAAAGGAATTGATGTAGATGGTGCACTTGGTAGCAACTTTAAAGCTGCGATCGCTGATACAATTTATCCTATAGGTTCAGTTATTTTCTCTATTGATAATACTAATCCAGGTAGCCGGTTTACTGGTACAACTTGGCTACAAGTATCTAAAGGCAAGTTTGTAGCAGGAGTCGGTCAAGGCACTGATAATAGTAGCGATACTCATACCGTTGCAGCTGGTGATGTAGATACCACAGGAGAGTATAATCATCAACTAACAGTTACCGAACTACCAGCCCATACCCACCCTATTAAGAACTCTAAAAGATTAGGTAATAATGCTAATATTGCCTTTTATGGTGATCATGGTTCTGATAGTGGTTACCCGCAAAGTACAGATCTTCTACCAGACAATACAGGTGGTAATCAATCTCACAATAATATTCCGCCAACATTCGGTATGTATGTATGGCAAAGAACAGCTTAACATTTTAAAATAATGCCAGATATTGAAATAGTAAAATTAAAACTAAGAAGAGGTACTGATGCTCAACGTCAGGTCGTAACTCTCGAACAAGGTGAACTTGGATATACAACTGATGCCAAACGCGTTTGGGTTGGAGATGGTTTTACCGTAGGAGGTAAGAATATAAGTAATATTATACATACTCCAATGTATGTCGGTACGAGAACAGACCTTACAGAAGCAGTCAACGGTGATCTCGTTTATGAAGATAATCTATTATATCAACTCTCCGGGACGTATGCTGCCAATTTAACATCATGGGCTTTCATAGGAACAAGACCAGATGATTTAACTTTAGAATATACAGCAGGTAATAAGATACATATTGCTAATAATGGAGTTGGTATTGCCCAGCTTAGTAGTAATGTTGTTGATCTTAGCGGTGGTCTTGCTTATGGTGCAGCTGGATTATCAGCAAGAATTGATAATTCTTCTATTACGATTAATTCAAGCGGTCAATTGGAAACATCACATGTTAATATTAGCGCTGGGGATATTGGGTTAGGGCTTAGTGGAGGTGCCGGTGACCCAATTGGTATTAATGTTACTGAAGCACTTACCTTTACAGGTGGTAAGCTTGACTTTGCTGCAGCCGGTACAGATACAGTTGATGGTGATGCTATTAAAGCAGCTGCCCTCGGGACAGGGCTTCAAAAAAGCGGTTCTACAATTGCTCTTGAAACTATAGGAGGTGGTACATCACAACCATTTTTCACCTCTGTATTTGATTCAACTGGACGTATTACTTCATCAACTAATGCAGTTCAACAAAATCTTTCTGGAACTAACACTTCCGGTAACGAACAAATCTTCTTTGGATCGCTAAATGCAGCAAGACCAGGTGCTACAGGAGAAACAGTTATTAATGCTTTATCAGCTAATAGTAATCAATCAGCTTCTGTAGCAATAGCTTTATCTTCCGCAGGCTTCATTCAAATTGCATCCGGTGCAGATGGTAACTTCGCAATCCCAGTATTTAAATTCTAAAAATCATGGCTAAAAAAATCGAAATTCTCGAAAATACTCTTCTTAAACTTCTCGTTCGTCGTGGAGATAATGCAGACCGTCAAAATATTACTTTAAGCGAGGGTGAATTAGGATATACAACAGATAGTAAACGATTGTTTATAGGTGATGGTTCAACGCAGGGTGGGGTTATTACAGGTAATAAGTTTTTAGGATCTGTTGCTGATCATACATCTATAGTTGAAGGAGCTGTAGGAGATATAGCATATAATACTACAAACAATATACTATATGTTAAAACTGCCACTGGATGGGATAAAATCGCGCAAATTTTTGTAGCAGCGAATGATTCGATTATTGTAAATGATACATTAGGAACTATCGCCGTTGGTACTTTGTCATCTCAACATTTAAGTGGTTCAAATGAAATTACCGGTAATTCAATCGAATTAGTGAGTGGCCAGATATCATTAAGTAGCACACAAATAAAAGCTAATAGGATTGCAGCATATAATACTAGTCATCTATTCCTTCCTGAAAAAATTAATATTAATAATGTTAATTATGCATTTCCTACAGGTGGTTTAGGTGGTGCAAATAGCTTTCTTAACGTAGATAGTCTTGGTAATCTAAAATGGGCATCACCACAATCCACTGCTACAGTTTTCTATAACTCATCAGCAGCTGCTGTACCGGTTGGTACTGTTGTTCAAACAGTTACTGGAACTAGTATGCCTACTGGTTGGTTGTTATGTAATGGTCAACAAATAGCTGGTACAGCTTATAGAGTTCTCTCTGGTGTAATTGGATCACAATATGGTGGTAATGATACCAATTTTAAATTACCTAATTATGCAAATTCAACGTTATATGGTGTTAACAGTAATCCATCCGGGAGTACTACGTATCATTTAGGTACCGGTACTAGTAGTATTAGCGCAAAAGCTGTTAATTTCTTTATTAAAGCACTACCTGATGTTGTTTCAACATCTAACGTTACTGTTACAAATGGATTAACTGCTTCATCTAATGGATCTAATGTTACTAATACAGCTTTTTCCCTTCTTAATAATGATATTGAAATAGGATTACCTATGCCGGGGTTTGTAGCTTATGATACTGCAGTAGCTGGAGGCACTTATACTACAAAAGCTACTTATACAAAGTTTTGGGTAACTGGTTCTGGTTCTACTGGTGGTGATGTTGCTGGTGGCGCTGCTGCTACTATATATGGTATTCTTTCTGCTCCTATTGGAACTCCTATTACTTATACAGTTGGAGCTGGTCGAACTACCGCTAGAACACCTGGTCTTGATTCTTTTTTCTCTGTAGGTGGTACTGAGATAGCCCGTTCAAAGGGTGCTACTGCACCGGCTCGTGATGCATGGGCACCAGGTGGTAAAATTATGGCAAATGGTGGTTCATTTCTACCTAACGATCCTCATGTTGTTTCTGTTCACATGCTTTCAGGTGCCTTTGGTGGTATGGATACTAATGCAGGAGATGAAGAAGTAAATGGTAACCCCTCGTTCTGGGGTGGTGCTGGTGCACCGGGTGCAGCTAATCATAGTGTAGGTGGTTCCTTTGCTCCTACCGCCGCTGGTATAATTAAGTTTGAATGGGGGATGTAATAGTTAAATTATATTTATACTTACTTGAAATTTAGATTATCAGATTAAATATCTGTATGGATTATCCTACAGACCTTCCACTCTCAGCTGTTGCAGTACAGATATTCGAGGAAGGCATGTCACCTCAATATGATATTACTTGGTCATTTACATATGAACTAAGCAACTACACGTCTGGTGATGAAATAGGATATTGCATGTTTTTGCAAGACGCAAGTTTTCCATTAAGCGGTGGTGGTGTTGGTCCCGATCTTGGTTTTTCTGGCAATACTCTACTTAGTGCAGCACTATCTACTCAACCTCTAAATAAACCTGTTTTAGGTATTGGGTTTGATAGTTTAGGTGTTTTTGCATCAGAACTTGTATATAATAATGGTCCCACCCGTACCGGTAGAAGTTATGAACCTAATAGTATTACAATCAGAGATAAAAATCTTGACATAATTACAACTCAAGCCATTAGTGCTTTTGAATTAATTAGTTCTGGTAAGAAGACTGTGCGCGCACGACTTGGTAACTACGGTCGTAAAGTTGTTGTTGATTATAAATCAGAATCTGATACTTTTTATACACATTTACTTACCCAAGAACTCACCGGGATCGATGTATATTCTAATTCTCGCTATCGGCCAGGAGTATCTTTTGTAAAGCCTCTTACAGGCTCGAATACAAACGGTACAATCATTACTACCGGATTTCACGTTGAGGGTAATCAAAATGAAACTGTGGAAGGTAACTTTGCATTCACACCATTAACAGCATTTGCTATTGATAATGTAACATCAGGACCTGTACCTCAAGAACCCCCAATCTCAGAAGATAGACCTAGATTACCATTTTTAGGTATGGAACCAAACCTTGGATGCCCTGATAATACCTGTGATTTAACAACACTCGGCACTGACTACCCAGGAGTATTTGTAAATTCTATACTATACGGAATGTCTGCATATATTGGAGATATCGATCTAAAGTGGAGCACTCCTTTATACCCATACAGGTTTGTTTATACATATGACGATATTATTCGATTGGATACAGGCTTTGTAGGTAATGAAACTTGGAATTATGGTGGTGCTTTAAGAAGTCGGTTTACATCCGAACTACAAGATTCTTTAAAATATGCAAATTACCCAACTATTGATCTTGCACCAGATGGGTATCCTTATGTGGTTAGTACTTTAACTACAGGAACAAGCTCTATTTACAAAGATACAGACACATCCCGTCTTGAAGCTACTATCTACTCCCCGTTATCCACCTCTGATTGGGAAGTATTTGTTGGATGTCCATTTTATACTTTATCATGCGGAATAACTGATCAATATTTATGCGATGTTTCTCGTAGATTCGAACAACTTCGACGAGTTATACTTAGCCCTATAAATCCATTCCCTGAATGCTCTATAACATCAACCCCTTCTCCTAGTGTTCAACCATCTATAACACCTTCGGTAACCCCCACTCCTAGTGTCACACCATCTATAACACCTTCAATCACTACTACACCATCAATAACAGTTACACCAAGTGTTACATATACCCCAGGAGCGTCTTTAACACCGACCTCATCAGTTCAACCATCTGTTACCCCATCTGTTCAACCATCAGTTACTCCATCTGTTAATCCTAGTATTACTCCTAGTGTTACATATACCCCAGGTGCGTCACCAACACATTCAGCAACTCTCTCTATAACACCTTCAGTCACATATACTACCGGCGCATCACCTACCCCTAGTAATACTCCTAGTAATACACCATCAGCTACACCGTCAGTTCAACCATCTGTTACTCCGTCAGTTCAACCATCTGTTACTCCGTCAGTTAATCCATCTGTTACTCCGTCAGTTAATCCATCTGTTACTCCGTCAGTTCAACCATCAGTTACTCCATCTATTACGTCGTCAGTTAATCCATCAGTTACTCCGCAGCCTTCTCCTCCTATATCACCGTCAGTTCAACAATCTGTTACTCCGTCAGTTCAACCATCTGTTACTCCGTCAGTTAATCCATCTGTTACTCCGTCAGTTCAACCATCAGTTACTCCTACATCAAGTGTTGTGCCGTCAATTACTCCATCGGTTAGTCCGGTTCCTTCAATACCAGTTAATGCTTCAGTTACCCCTTCTGTAACTCCTACTACTTCAGTTCAACCATCAGTTACACCGTCAGTTAATCCATCAGTTACACCGTCAGTTAATCCATCAGTTACACCGTCAGTTAATCCATCAGTTACACCGTCAACTACATCACCAGGTGCCACCCCGATCGCAACTCCATCAGTAACTCCATCAATAACACCGGTACCATCTCCACCAGCATAGTGAAATATGTCTGTAACTCCGACTCCAACGCCGTCGAAAACTCCTTCTGGTAGTTCATCTTCCCCTTCACCTTGCCCTAGTAGTACTCCTTCTGTAACTCCTACTACTTCTGTTACACCTAGTGATACACCTTCTGTTACTCCTACACGTACGGTTGAACCAACAGTAACACCTTCTGTTACTCCTACACGTACGGTTGAACCAACAGTAACACCTTCTGTAACACCTTCCGTAACACCTACTACTTCTGTTACTCCGTCTGTAACACCTAGTGTAACACCTACACGTACGGTTGAACCAACAGTTACTCCTAGTGTAACACCTTCCGTAACTCCTACTACTTCTGTTACTCCGTCTGTAACACCTAGTGTAACACCTACACGTACGGTTGAACCAACAGTAACACCTTC